TCTTTGCGGGCGTGTGCTGCCATAGCTTTGAGCTTATTAGAGAAGTCTGCGTACAAGTTCTCCTGAATAGTGCCAGAAGAGAGGGTTCTTGCGTCCTTTGTCTCGGAAATCAGACTTACGGTATCCTCGGCAATACGCTCTTTCTTAGTCTTCGGATCGATGAAGGCACGCCCACTCTCCTTATAAATGAGTTCACCAGTTTCTTTATCCACGCGCACGCTACCACGACGCTCAGGCACACGGATGGTCTGCTTGCGCCGAGACAGGAGCGTTGATGCGCCACCATAATGCGTAGTACCGTCCTCATCCACACGGATTTGCCACTTTTCTTTCAGTTCCTGGATACCGTTCTCCCTCTCAGAGCGTTTGTAATCCAGCTTGTGCTTCTCTGCATCGATAACAACCATCGAATGCTTGACAGCACGAGCCAGTTCCTCTTCAGACGCACCACGAAGAGTCATGTCCGTGATGAGGTTCGAGATAACGCCCATTTCACGCTGCTTCTCTTCTTTTTTCATGAGACGCACGTTGTTGGGATTGCCTTCAGGAACTGCATATGCAGTCTTGGGGTCAAAACCTTTCAACTGTTCCAACGGACGAGTAGATTTAATGGGAACCTTATCGCTGACAGGAATCGCCATAACGGTATCACCATCGAAATCTGCACCGGACAAACGCTCTGCCACTTTAGCATTGATGCCAATAGCATCCTGAATCTGTCCAAGATTGCGCTTGCCACTGACATTTTTGTTGTTGACTGTAACAATCGGAATCTCAAAGGTACCGGCATGAGGATAGCGAATCAGTGCAAGCTGTGTGCCATTCTCATAGGTCGGACAGTAAGCTTCTGTTTCCTTGATTCGGTTGATAGGCAGTATGACTTTCGTCGATTGTCCCGGAAATGCCGATGCTTTCAGCGTCATTGACGTACCTTCACAGGTATCGGCAAAGTCGTTCAGCAGCTTCTTTTTAACAGTAGGATTATCGTAGTGCATGATTTCATCATACTGCGCCTGATAATCCGCAATTGTAAGCTTCAGCTGGTTTTCAATAAGCTTTTTCGGCTGTTTGGATAGGAACTGCGAAGATACATTTCGGGACATTGTATCCCAATCGCCTTCCTCTTTCAGTTTGTTAATAGGAGAAAGATGCTCCTTTCCATCAGAACCGATGTATGTACTCTGGCCATTGGCTTTGATGGCTGCACCAAACGGATTGTCCGGATCAGCTTTCGCTTCCTTCAGGACCTTCATTTTGGGCGTGCCGGAAGGCTTGTTAGTGTTGAACATGATGTCCACACCATTGGGAAGAAGATCATCAGAGTAGACCGCCATGCCTTTCAGATAATGGTCACCATCGACAAGGATACGAACCTGCGCATAATGACTCTTGCCAAGGTCAAGGTCGGGCACACCACGGCGAATTTCCATGACACCATCTTTGTCCAGACCACCTTCATCGCCATACCGGATGGCAACACGGCTTGAATCCAGACTTGCAGGACGCTGAAGCTTCTTGAACGTATCGCCACCGTCGTCAGAATGATAATCGCCGAGCGAATCAATCTGATCCTGATGCTGATAAGCATACTTCTGGTCGAATTCAGGCTTAGCCAACACCGTAATGTTAGTCTGCTGACGGATGTTGGTCGGCTGACGGATACCTACGCCATAACGTTTGTAACCGTATTCCGCTTCCAACGTATATGCAGCGTCGTCAAGCTCAGATTGCGACACACCCATTACAAGATTGGCACCTTCGGAAATATCGATCATGCCTTTCTTGTCCACTTCTTTTTTCAACGTGTCAGCAATATTCTCTGCACGCTGCGCTTTTTTATCAGCAGTGCCTGCATATTTTGAGCGCACACTGGACTCGCTCATACCAAGCTTTTCACCGATGGCTTTCCAGCCGAGACCCTGTTCCTTTAAAGCAGCGATTTTCTCATACTCAGATGCCTTGCGCTCATGGATTGCTTTACGCCGAGCCACTCGAAATTCGGTAAGACCGAGCTGGTACTCCTTGGGAAGAGTGCTATTGATTTGATCTAAAATTTCATTTTCAGACATGCCATTCTTCTTGAGCGTTTCCACACGAGACAGAAAGTCACCAGAGTGCTGATAAGGATTATCGCCAGAACCCCAAGGATATCGGCCGGAATGGCGCTTTGTGCCGTAATGCTCCAAAATATCAGAGTCGGAACTCGTGCCGTAGTAGTTTTTAAGGTCTTTCTCAATTGGATTCATAACGCTGCTCCTTATCTCAGATCCGCAATGATTTTGTCAAATTCTTTAATCTTTTCGATGATGGGATCAATGATATCTGCCGTTGGTGTCTCGATGAGAACATCATCGTTTTGGTAAATGCGATTTTCGATAAGAATATCTTTCGGCTTGACATGATACTCCATGCAGAACAGCGCATCATAAATAAAGAGCTGCTCCATATGTGCTGGAACAGCTCCTGTTTTAAGATCATGAATACGAAGAAAATTATCTTTGTCGTTAAATGCAATGGCATCTGCAGTACCAAAACAGTTTTCGCTGTAAAACAAAACCTGCTCGGGGTCCATGCGGAAACCAATTGCATCGTTGACATATGCGTTGAGGGTTTTCTTGCTCTTCGGGAGCTTTTGCTTCAGGTTAATGCACTCTGCAGCAAAAGCATGAAGCCGAGTGCCTTTCTCCTTTGCTTGACAGCTCATGAAAGCATCCACCAGGCGTTGAGTATCATAGTTCAGCCAATGATACTTACTTGCACCCAGAAAGGCGTGCTGCCCCACGAGCCTGGAATGATCGTTCCATTGCATTGAGAACTTCCTCCTTGTTCTCAGGATAAATGAAAGCGGCAAAGCTCATCTCATTCATCTGACGGACATAATAATCCTGATTCGGACGATGAGGTGCATTTGCTGAGCGCTTGCCTTCGAGTGCTGCCCAGGTGGAACAATACAAAACCAAAAGATCGGGATGCCCCTGCACCTCGTTCGGGTCAAGATGGACCACTACACAGCCGGGAAAGCGTTCTTTCAGTTCTTTCGTCAATCCCTGTTTGAATTTGTTTTCGAGCATGATAAAAACCTCCAAAATAAAAGGAATAGTGCGTTCAAAACGCGTTCTATTCCCCCCATAAAAGGGCATGTTTTTATCGCGTCAGTTTTTGCTAATTTTTGCAAGATTTTATTATTTTCGGGCAAAAGAAAAGCCCCCTGCGTTGTTAGCGCAGAGGCAGATCTTATTTGCTGTATCAGTCGTACCACTCAGGTTCTGGTTCAAGGTCATCGTCTGGATAGCTTGCTTCTTCTGTCGGAGATGATAAAAGCTCTATGTCGTTATCATCGATATGATCTCCGCATTTCAGGCACAGCCATTCATCATCATGATGCACCATCTGGCAATGGCAGTTCCAACACCAATGTTCGCCTGTTGGTTTATCATAGCCGGGAGTATGGAGAACACGGTAGTCAAACGATCCGTCTGGATGCTTCACCCATAGCACTGGTAGACCAAGTTCCAATGTAGTGTAGATCCAAACTTCATCGCCATTCGGAAGAACATCTCGTCCTTCAAAAGAGTAATCGTGCTCACGCCAATTTTTTGCAAGCGCATCCATATAGTTCATATTTTTCACCTCGTACTTCATTAAAGGGCAGTACGTCTATTTAATGCAGTTCTATATTACACTGTCAGGGGATATAGTTCAAGGTTAAAATATTATAACATTTTCCGGCTCGATAAGACGTTAAACTTTCGCCGTGGCCAAAAGCCCGTTTTTTATCCTTAATTACTATATATAAAATTTTAAAATTTTTATTAAGTTAAAGAAAAAAGTGGGTTTTTGGCCAAATGGCAATTTTATTACATATTATCGTAATATTTTGTGGCCATTTTTGCAAAAATTTTTGGCCACGAAGTGGGTTTTTGGCCAAAAAGCTGCCGAGAATCAGTCAAAATTGTTCATCACCTTCCTTGCCGCGGCATAAATGAACCGTTTCACAGACCACCGATCAACCTGATATTCGGCCCGAAGCCGCTCAAGTTCAGGGTTCGGATACTCTCCACACCGAAACTCAGTCACGTCCAGTGCCCTGCGAAGCCGTGCATCCGCTGAACTTGCACTGCAGTGAAAACGATCGCTAAGTACATTTTCAATGTCTGTCAGTGTGACAAAACGATTATTCCGCATTTCATGAATAGCGAAATCAATCGCTTCTCCCATGAGATCTCCACCGAATGTCGCCATCGGCACCTGCATTCTCACGAGAAAGTCATGTGTTTTCTGCTGCATTTTGCATCTCCAATCTTATCTACGAATTCGTATGTAGTCATCCTATCACCGCTGTCCCGAGCTCCTCTTAACCTTACCGAGAGCTACTCGCCATGCAAAGACCTCAGCATCAAATTCTTCTTTTGAAACCCCACGCTTTTTAGCCTCATACAGAGCCTGCGTATACGACCACGTTCCATCAACGTAACGGCCTGCCAATATATCTGCGGTGTCCGCTTTGCCAATCATGTTAATCACCTCATCCAAATATCATGTAAACCAGAAGCAAGAACCAACCAGTGTATCTGATAATTCTCTGTCTTTCTCTATCTGCATTCTTAGTAAAAAACATCCCAATGTTAATAGCTTGCAAAATAACGCTTGCTAGCAGCACAATTCGCATTACTTCTTCACACTTTCCTTTCCAGTCTGGTCATCCTCAGGCCAGTACGTGTAAATATCATCGAACACCACCGGGATCTTGCTCTGCAGTTCCTTCAGCAGAGGGCACATCAGTTCTCTCATCTGAGGATGGGCCGCTACAGGAGTACGCAGCTTGAAGATATTGCGCCACTCACGGTAGTTTGCCGTGACCACGATCTCAGTCTTCAAGCACAGCGGCAACACACAACGAGCCTGTTCGGGACGGAAACCATTGGCGATGAGAGTTTTGTAGCTTTTTTCAGCATCATCACAAGCCCAGTACCATGCATGGTGGATTTGATAGTCCGTTTCGAGCTTTATAAATTCTTCTGTCGAAGAAGCTGCTTTGATTGCATTTTCATTAGGCTCGTTAGGAATATAAAACGGCCGAATAAAGCTCAGCTCCCCGCCAAACTTCTCCTTCGAGTAGTTACAGTACCGGGTGCTCTCCTGTGCAAAAGAAGCAATGCGGTGCCGCACCAGCTCATTGGCAATGCCACGATCACACGTGAACAGCACGCTCAGCTGAGAATGCTCAAGCATGGCCTCGTGCCCTTGCTTCACCAGAAAGCCCGCCAGCTTCTTCGCAGACTCCCCATCCGGCGTGATCTTATCCTCGCTCTTGTAGCAGACCCGGGCAACGCGCTCAATCTGCTGCAGCTCCTTGATGCCACCCTCAGAAATATCAGTGAGGATCTCGTACTTAGGTTCAACGATTTTCATAATTAAATCTCCTTTTCATCAGTGAATCCACCATTTCGAGCTGACTGAGGCTCTTTCCATTACCTCTTTGGGCCACCATGCTGATACCAATATCCTCGATCGGGATAATGTATCCGAGATGAGCCAGTTGCTTATGGTCGCAAGTTTCCACCTTCGGACACTTCTGGCATTTAGGTGCAAGTATCGTAAGTGCTCCGAAGTCGTTGTTCATGTTGTCCACTCCGATATCATTTTGCACTCCCAATCCCCACAGATATCACCCGAAGCATGTTTCTTTGCAAACGCCATGCCCTTCTTGATGGCCTCCTGCTTATTCTCTGCTTTGACTTCAAAAGCCTGATGTCCACCACCATTGTCGGTACATTAAAACCAAAATATGTACTTCATATATCAGCCAGCCTTTCTCTATCAGGATCTCGCAAAATAGAATCCCAGTCTCTAATAAGTTTCCGTAAGCCATGATCATCTGCTATTGGGTTCATCGTTTCTTCATCATATTGCACTATGACACTGCCTGCTTTATCGCATCCAAATCCGCAATTCCGACACTGAATCTTATACTTGATTTCCAGGCTTGTCCCAGTGGTCGCTGTTCCGTATACAGTTGGCCTCACTTTTGAATAGCATACCGGACAACATCTCATATAAAATCCTCCAAAATCGAGTCAAGCAGAATCTCCAGTACCCGGTTTAAGCCCGCCACCACACGATATGGCCACGGTTCTTTCGGCTTCACCCGGGAAGGGGTATCAGACTTTCTCAGCGCACCATAAAGCCACCTGTCGAACTGTCCAAGTGAAATATCATTCTCCATGCACCATTCACGGACATCTACGTAGCTAATGTCGCCATTCATGCAAAGCTCGACAACATCACGCAACTTAGCGTTCGGCTTGATCAGGGTATCTTTTTGAAGCTCGTAATCCTCAAAATACAAGTCCTCGCGTGACCCGTCAGGCCTGCGAATAACTTGTGCAAAAGCTTTGCCATCCGCATAAAGCGTCGTAACATCCTCATCAATGTCGATTCGAGGGATGTCGTACCTCCATATGGCCTCAACAACTTCTTCGTAGTCAATCATATCGCACCTCACAGCAGAATTCGAAACCAGATAAACCAAAGCACCTTCAGCGTGAATGCAATAATGATGGCCCAAGCGCACAAAATAAGTGTCAGCGCGATAGCTCGGCCAAGAAATTTTCCAACTTTCGTCCAAATATCAGTCACTTTTCATCAACCCTTTCAAAACCCACAAAGTCTCCAATACTAACATGTCCGCCCTTACAGAAATGAACCGGTTGAAACTTCATACAGCTATCAAAATGGTGAACAGCATCATCTAAACCACAATAATGATATCCGCTGTCGAATTTTCGTTCACAGTACCGGCACTTATAGGTCGCCTTGTACACAATCACCCCGCGCACCTCCTCACAGCATCCACCCGGCACTCCGCAGCGTTCAACTCGAAAATAGCCGCATCCACAAATTCCGGGTCACAGTGCTCGAAGTGGTTCCGAGCCACCTCCAAGGCCTGCAAAGCCTCCCGCAGGGTGTTAACCGTCGTCGGAATCGGCTCCATGCGGAATATCTTTTTGACAAAATCAGCGATTTTTCGCAGCATTTCTACACCTCCACATCTTCATAACTTGCCGAGCCGTGAGCCAGCCCTCGACATCATAATGATCAACAAGTGCTAGCCCGCTCACCTCGAGTAAATGAGGAAACCCGTAAGTGTACCAACCGCATACCGCATCCCACAGATATGTGCCAGATTTATCTCGAACTGTAATCTGATAGCCCCCATCATGCAGTGCTCCAGGGCCGCAAACTTCAGGCTGGTTTTTATCGTTCTCAGGAAATCTTCTTTCCATCTCATGCGTAATGCCCGCTTTCGTAAGAAGATAATCCAGCTTCTGCATCTCGGTCATGTGATTCCAAACCCGGAGTTTCCAGGTTTTCTTAGACATGTTTCTCATTTCTGCATTTCCTTTCGTCAGCCTCCATGGTCTTTGCAATTTTATGCTGAATATAAAGCACACAGCCAGCCTGACTATCACACCCGAATGAAGCCAATAGTCCAGCAATAGCATTCAAAGAGTTCAAATCCTCTTCGGCAAATATCATTTAGCGTTCACCGTTCCTCCTGATACTCTACAATTTGGGTTACTTCACTCTGAACCCGGCGTAAGAAATCACACGTACGCAAGCAACCACATTTTGCAAATGCCTCGGCGATATCGCCCAAAATATCCATATCGGTTCTTGTGAGATTAACTTGAGGAATAACTTCAATGTTCTCCTCTGTGATAAATGGGGTATAGTCCCCACAATGGCAGCATTTAATGTTCATGCGTTGCATACAAGCATCTCCTTCGATGATAAAAATAAAGAGCCGCAGATTTCTCCACGGCTCTTCGCCTTTAATCTTCTCCAATTAGTTTCTCATATTCCTCATGTGTAATATACTCGTTTCTAAGTGCATCATACAGTCCGCAAAAACGGCCATTGTGATATCCGTATTTATACCCGCTGTCCCAAGCCTTGTTCCATGTCTCAGATTTGATCATATTGATCTTCGGTCTAATACATGTGTCATAAGCTTCAAACAGCAGTAATGCTACGGCACCGCACATACATGCCATTTTTACAATAACCTTCAATGCTTTTTTCATAATAAGTATCTCCTTTCAAATATGAGTTTACCTCATAAAGGAGTCTGTTATTTTCGCGTCTTCTCCTCGAACTTCACGGGCTTCTTGCTGCCCTCCCGTGCACACTCCGTCAGGCACTCGTTGCAGGGTTCATCCGTCTCCAGCACCTTGAAGCTCTTGCACTTCGGGCAGTAGGTTGCATAATCCACTTCGCGCATCCAGTCATTCATCAGGCTTCACCTCCCGAACGATTGTTACATTCCCACAATGAGGGCAAGTCGTCATCACTCCGTCTGGAATATTGGTATACTGTGCTCTTTTACGGACCCACCATTCGGTCGGCGCTTCAAAATGACTACCACAGGAACTGCAGACAACTGTAATAAATTGTTCATCGTTCGAGCTTTTCATCTTTGGCACAAACCTATCATCCAATTCCGGGTGCGTCACGCGCTGGTTAAGAGCCCAAAGCAAATTCCAGCAGGCAGCTCGCAGGTGGTCCTCGTCGTCCATTCCGACCATGTACTTCGCCAGATGCCGAGAAGCACTATCCAGCAGCGAATGCAGCGGGATGCCCTTATCAACATTGTGTTCGCCGTATTTCAGTGCGCCTTCTTCGCAGTGCTTGCTGACCTCCATGATGCCATACCAAGGCAAAAGATCCATCCGCCCCTTTCCTGCATGCATATCACGCTTGGCACCGGTTTCAAATTCGGTGCGGTCGCCAGAGTCCTTAATCATTGTTCTCTTCCTCCAGCGTTCTCATCAGGGTAATCGCCCGTATCGTCAGTACAATAAAGTGACGAAATTCCGGATCGGCAGTTGTCCGTGTAACGACCTGATTTGCCAGTTCATCTTTGTTGGCATACGTCAAGATTTCATCTTTAACCTTTTTGAGTTCGGCTTCTGCAACTTTCTTTTCAAGTTCTTTCATTTTTCAAATACTCCTCTCAAATTTGATGTAAAATTGTTGATACTAGACGTAGCATCTAAAATCGTCGCTCCTAAATCTGCGAGACCGGCATTTAAGAAATAAGCACTCTTAATAAGTCCTTCATGTCTCAGAGCTACTTTTTTTGCCCCGTTTAATTTTTCTCCCGGAATCATGTAGCGAACGTTTGTGCACATGCTCCAGCGCCAGTCCATCATTTTATTGTAATCTGCCCGGTTGTTCGGAGCGGCACGAAAGAACTTGCTTAACATAACGGTAGCTCCGCCAAAGCCGTTCCTGCGCCTGTAAATCTGTTTCAAGTGCTTCTTCGACAAATTTTGCATCAGACAACCTCCAACACCTGCTCCGGCGAATAAATGCCGAAGAAGTTGTACTCACCAGATTCCTCCAGTGAAACTCCGATGAAATATCCAGCCTTGCCGCAGAATGTTACATAATCCAAGCCGATTTCAGTAGGATTGCGAAAAATATACATTTTCAGCGCATTTCCAAACGTTCTATGCTCCTTACATCTGCTCTCCAGCATCCGGTCGATTTTCTTGATTGTTTTCTTCGATGGGTTGCACATTTTTCTTGACTCCTTCATATCGAACAAATATTCCGCATTTGAACGTTTCGCCCGCCCAGTGCAAAACCTTTCCCGATTTCAATGCCTCAATATCGCTATCAGACAGCATGAGAAAAACATTTCCAAATGCTGACTGTTGCCGACAAACATCGAGGGTCTCGTTTAATACTTCGAGCTTTTCGTCAAACCATTGTTCAATGAGTTTTTCGGTAACGCCACACACTCGCCCGTCTTCCATGCAATAATCATATCTCGTGCACATCGGACAATTTTTATATGCCATAAAATTTCCTTTCGTTGAACTTTTTCTTTTCCATCAGGGCTCTGCCGATTGCAAGATCAATACCAGCCCTGCTCTTCAGATGATAGTAGAACAGGTTCTTGTAAGGTGTGTTCAGCCGGTCGATTCTGCCTGCAGCCTGCTCCATAATTTTGTAGGAGTAGTTCTGCGAGTAGAATATGACGGTATCGGTCTTGATGCAGTTCCAACCTTCTGCGCCCGCATTGTACTGGACCAGGTATACCCACTTCTTACCGTCAGGGATTGGCTGGTGCTTATGGCCGTTCCATTGCGCTACTTCCGCATCACCGCCATAGGGCAGATTCATGAGAATATCCAGCTCATAATCGAAATTATAGAAGATTATGACTCTGGGGCGGGTCATGCAAATATCCAGAACTTTTTGCGACCTAGTCAGGTCTGTGTTCACCAGTTTCCGCAGCAAATAACAAAACTCGCTGGCGGTCTCAATGGGTTTGTTTTCCCACAGGTTCCAGCGAGTTTTACAAATTTCCAGATACTTAGGCTTGTCATACTCGACAAAAACATTCTCATGGTGAGATACAGTAGGTCGCTCAAAGTCCATATCTACAAGCACCCGTTCACGCAGGCGTACCAGTCGCTGGGTGTTCAGATACCGGTCAATTTTCGGAAACTTGGAAAAACGACTATAGATTATGTGTTCATTGTTGAACTGCGTCCGGTTTTTATAGAACCCGTTTGCAATAAACACCGGAATGTAATCTGTCCAGCAATCTCCCGGAGTAGCGCTCAGAAGAATCCAGTCATTCTCCTTCGTGATTTTCAGGAAGGATTTGACCCATTGCCCGCTGCCAACGACTCTCTGCTCATCGAAAATAAAAAATGCGTTCTTCACGCCAACATACTTTCCGATGTTGTTCCATGAATCCACAACCACCTTGTGATTGTAAATATCAAGGTCGCTGTCGGTGGACATATAGAAATGGGCCAGCTCTTCCTCCCACTCGCCTGTATCGCGCTTCCTCGCAGTGGTGATAATACACAAGTCGGGTGGATCATGCATCTTAACGTAGTTTTTGGTGTTGACTGTGCCACCATAGAGCGTATAGTAAAATGCCAAACTGGTTCTTGATTTTCCGCTTCCCACACCACCACATAAGATGCAGCCAATTTTCATTCGTTCCAGTGCATCTTTTTGGTAGTCATAGAGCGTTATACCTGCCATCCAATCACCTCATTTCCGTGTGAACATGAATCTGGTTAGGATAGCAATGGTTCTCATAAGCTAAAAGCTGTTTGGTGCATTCTTCCTCGTCTTCACCTTCACCGCGAATCGTGTAGGAAAAAAGTTCTTTGCCGTCTTTTGTAAAAACTTTCCAGAGTTCCTTTATGTGATTAGTGCAGTCCGTGTTTTTTACAATATTCTGCATACTGAAGCCCCTCCTTGGTAGCCTCTCTCATGATTTCCTGCAGAGTCGGCCCAGTGTACTTCGGATGTACCAAAGGCAGTACCGGGTCATTGGTTGCATAGCCAAATCTGCAAAAATCGCAGTATTTCCTTGCCACAGACACGTTGTGCATCACAGCGCCACACTTTGCACAGCGCTTTGTAACTTTGCTATCACCCATGAAAATCACCCAGCCTTTGTTTCATCACTGATATTCGGGCAATAATCTGTGTAGAAGGTCAAATCGAAAGTTGCCGAACCGTCGCTCTCGAAATTTACATTTGCTTCCGCCACAGCTTCATGCTGATAAACTTCGGTCAGGATTGCTCCAAACATCTCAATCACGCTGCTTTCGGCTACAGGAAATGCTTCTGCAATTTCCGCGCTCGTGAATATCCAGTTGCCGCTGGAGGTGTTCTTGGTACCTTCCTCGACCATCCATTTCACCATTGCCGGAACATAGTTTCTTGCGCTCATGCTGTTCTCTCCTTTGTTTATTCAAATATAAGGCTTGCACCTCTGGTGGGTCAGGCAGGATTTGAACCCGCGATCACGCAGTTATGAGCTGCCAGCTTTCAGCCAGACTAAGCTACTGACCCAAAATAAAAAGAGCCTCAGATTTCTCCGAAGCTCTCATGCATCTGCAAAGGAAGTTGATTATTTCGCGTTATCTTCAGGTTCACAGGGGCGAACGTCCAGATGTGTTCTTCCCTGAGCATCCGTAAAGTAATCAAACTCTTCCGGGTTATGGAAAAGCTTTTCGTACCTCTGAATGAGTTCCTGTGACAGGTCGCTGAAATCATCCTCGGTCAGACCAACGATCAGGAAAGTTCCAACAACAATATCATAGGGAATCCCAATCTCATTATGAAGCACTCTGTTACAGTTACTGAAGGAATCTTCGGCCAGTTTTCCTTCCTCGTTGCAGATAAGTGCAACCGGATCATCCCACGGGTAGACCGCCTGAATCGGACCGGCCACTTCTTTCTGAAGAGATTCGAGCGAGCCGTCGATTTCAATAACTTCAGGATACTTCTTGGGTTGGATTCTCAAGACTTTCATACGTTCAACCTCCCAAAATCAAAATATCAATCGAGCTGTTTCCTCTGAGAACGCCATTTGCGACGTGGGCACTCACCGACTGGCACATTAAACCGAGGACCGACCCCGGCACTCGATAAATACCATCAGACCATATTCTGCAAACGCTGCTCCATGATGTCCGGTGCTACGTACGCAATATTCACCAGATACTGCGGTACACCGTAGAGTTTGGCGACATGGTTCTCGATGATGCAGCCATCATAAGCTTTCTGGTCATCGAAAATGCCGATGAAGCAATCCGCCTCGGACATTTTCTCAATGGATTTACCCAGATACCACAGACGGTCATTGGCATTTTCAGGAGGGGTGCCCTCAAAGTACGTCGGGATGACCTCCAATTCTTCGCCGAAAATAGCCTCGGCGATTTTATGCATCTGGTCCATAGTCGCATGGATCTGTTCTGCAGTGCGAGCACGCATCGGACAGCTGATAAACAGTTTTTCCATAGTGTCCTCCTTAGAACGGCACTTCAGGAGCAGGCTCTGCGTACTGAGCGTAGCGCTCCGCATACGGGTCAGCATCAGCATCCTGCTCAACGTACATCACATCGGCGTACAGACTGTACTCGCCAGGGAAGTTCCTCTTCTCAACGAGATTTGCCTGCAGGCAGACGTTCTTGACGCGGATGAAGTCCAGCTGACTGATGGTGTCCTCGTTGCAGAGCAGGCGCTTGCCAGCAGTTGTGACCCAATAGATGTGCGGCGGCCACTTGGAGTCCATCTTGATGTTGACCGGCACGTAGAGCGTGGGCACAAACGGCTCGTCGTAAGTGCGCTCAGGGTTCGGCTTGGTCTGCTTGACCTTTACACCCAGATCCAGCAGATGCTGCGCGAGCTCCTCGGTAGGAATTACCACGTTGACACGGCGCTGGTCAGAGCCAAAGCGGTCACGCTCCGGGTCGCCGGAGAAGTTGGTGGTAAAGATAAAACGGGTATCGTCGATATTGACTTTCTGGCGCTTGGTGTACATAAATATCAGTCTCCTTTTTACTTGTTGATTTCAATTTCCAGAATTTTCAGGTCTGCAGTGAGGGCATTCATATTGAGAAGGAGCTCCGTATGGTCATTATTTGCGCTGGCTTTAAGGAACTCATTCCAGTCATAATTGACCTTGGAAATCCACTTCTTCATAGATTCTCGATCGGGATTAGACTTATGGGCAGCTTTCTTCTGCGTAGCAGTCTTCCCGGGATACTTCTTCCCGCTCTTCTCGACCCAATTCTGGATCTCCCTGTAATAGCTGCCCTTGTTGCCGCCGCAACGCTTTGCAATTGCCATGGCCAGCCCCTTCTCCGGGTCGAAAACATCCTTCTCGCTGCACTTCACAACGGTCTTGGAGCCATCCGACCAGTAAACGATCGTGGCCGGAGGAGCAAAGATAACGTCCTTGATAGCAGCGGTGTTCGCAGCAGAAGTGCTCTTCTTACCCGCATTGAGCCCTCCATAACGAATACTCAAATTACCACCCCAATCAGCGATCAGATCACCCGAGAGAAATATGAGTTTATGACCAGTATGAAGAATCACTCTCGTCAGGCCGTCGTGCATATTCTTCTCGACGGTTTCGATATAGCCAATCAGTTGTCCTTGGGAATCACACAGCTTGTTCTCCATAAAATATCACCTCACGTCAAAATTTCTTGCTGCTTCTTCTTGCGCATCGCTCCATGGAAGATCCGGTGCTGTCCAGGGAGCAACACCGTCGTCACCAACGAACCAGTTGAAGTCGCCGTACTTGGAGATTTCCTCAACTGCCTCATCGACTTCCCGGTTGAAATATCTTTTGTCGATATCCTCCTGCATCTGGAGCTGATAGACCGCCTCGCTTTCCAGCCAGCGGTAATCCTTTGCTCCGGTCACAGAAGCATATTTCCGTTCGCCGGTATCCGTCAGGCCCGCTTCCCGCAGCAGCAGAGCGCCGCCCTTTCCCGGCATGATCGGGCAGAACTGTCCAACGCGGCCCACAAAAATATAATTGTGCTCGCCTTCAGGCAGATCCTCGTTCTTGTCGAGATAGATAGCGCCCTTGGAAACGGTCTTTGTCTCGCAGAGGTCAGTGAACTCGATCTTCTCCTTGGAGAACAGGGTCTTGAACACATACGTCACTTGGAACTGTGTGCCCGTAGCCGTCCATTCGCCGCCTTCGTCCTTGCAGTCGCCCGGGATATAACCGTAAAGCGCCTCGCACTGGTCGGCATCCATGTACTTGGCAATGTATACGGCGTTATTCACCAAACACATCCGCTCATAAGTAGCTTCGTGCTCGAACGTGTAGCCGTACTTCTTCGCAAAATCCATGCAGTATGCAATGATCTCCGGGGTAGCATCGGGGATCTTGATTGAATCCGTTTTTATGTGCGCCACCTTAAAGCCACGCTGCTGCACTTCATCCTGCAAAGTGCGCATAAATAAAGCCCCTCGAAGCGCCACAATGTTATTGACGTTCTTGGGGTTGCGGAACGGGTTGTCGAAGCTTGCACTGGTCAACCCGTAAACCGAATTGATGGCGATTTTCAACGCTTGCGCCAAAGCCTTTGCCTGCTGCGGATCATCGAGGTATTTTGCCAGTTTACCGCCAAAGAGCCCCTTTGCCTTCTCGTACTCGCCGTGCTTGACGTAGATTCGCACATCCATCAGGTCATTAAAATGCTTTGTGTACTCGCCAAAGTAGTTCATAGCAACAGCTGAATGCGGATGCAGCGACGCAACGTCCAGCAAAGCTACATTCGTGTACATTCCTGGCTCAGCGTAGACATAACCGCCCATGCCCAGGTCTGTGCCCCGGAACATGTTGTGGTACTTGCCGTCTTCACCTTTGGCCCACTCGTAACCGGGGAAGGCATTGATGATGTTGCAGTCCGTCAAAATATCAGGCTCGACTTCCACGATTGCATCGGATTTCCCCGTGGCAAGGTCGGTGTAGACCAGCCTGGGGTGCTTTTCCTTGCCGAAAATAATGCGTGTTGTCAGCGAGTTTGTCGTGTCGTTCACCGTCATACCGGCAAGGTCTGCCAGGATCTCACGTGCCACAAAGTCTGCCTGACGCTTTTTCGAGTAGAATAGGGTCTCGGTCGCGATCACGTCGTTGTCGCAATACTCGGCCACCTTGTCCCACAGGCTCTTCGGCACCGGCTGATCCCACGGAAGTCCCAGCTCCTGATGCTTGATGCCCAATTCGATTTCAAACTTCTTTAGGCTCTGTTTTTTCGATGAGAAGTCGTAAATATCAGTGTAGGACAGGTTGTACGCCTCACCAAAGAAGCCCGTGTGCTCGTTGATGATCCGGTTGGACAATGCATAGATCTGCTCCACCGACATCCCGATCATGCGGGCCCAGAGGATATGGTTGTCGTACTTGCGGTTGTTGAAGCCGACCAACCGATACTTTGTCAGGCTCTCGATCTCGTCCGGTGCAGGATTCACCATGCGGTGTACAGGCCCATGCTTGGCAAACTTCCAGTTCACGAGCAGCAGATTCGGGAACACCTCCACGTCGAAAAATATCAATGGCGTTTCCTCCCCCGCAGGGGCCTCCCGCTGAATATCATCCTTCGATTTGAAGTGCATCTTCGCCACGATCTTCAGACAGGTCTCCGCCTGATTGGTACTGCTGGCAGCGAACCCCAAGATGGCATTCCGCATGTCATCCACATTATAAGGGACGTTGCCTTCATATGCCTCGTCCATAACATGGGAAATAAAGTCCACACTTGGCTTCGTATACGGGCTGATCTCCTTTGCCAGCGCTTTCTTGATGAGAATGCGCAGATGCTTCTCATTCTGGATCTGCTTTACATCGACCATTGCTTTTTCTCCCTTCAACGGCAAGCCACTGCTGATGTTTGCGATGGAAATATCATTGCACTTCGACAATTTTCTTCGCAGAGAAGATTTTCCCGTGAACACCTTGATTTCGATGTTTTCATCGTAGATCCTGCTTAGCTTAGCCGGATCACCGGTGTAAATATAATGCAGGTGGATGCCCGCACCAGATTTACTAAGCTCAGCATAGGTCTTTGGCCATTTGGAAGCAGCTTCAAGGTTGCGCTCAAAGCTCTTACTCCCATCCGGGCCGGGAATATCAAAGTCAATGACGATGTGGTTCTCCGGGACCTTTACATAGTGCAGCTTTTTTGTATCGATCCCGGTCAATCTGGTTTTGACATTCTCCCACTTCTGCATGGGAGTGCCATTTTCGTTCGCATATTGCGCCAGGCAGTCCTTGCAAATATCATTAAAGAGAGAATGCTGCTCCTTCAATTCGACCCAGGAGGAGGCAGGGGGGTCATTTCCCGCATCATCCCCGGGGGGAGGGTCCTCCAGAAATTCTTTGAATTTTTCGTACTTGAAGCCGCTGTAGTAGCTGCGCACCCGTTCGCCGTTCATATTCTCGGCACGTTCTTTGTAATCCGAGAAATAGTTCATCAATTCTTCACGGAACGCTCGCCTGGAGTAAGGATACGAAACCTTTGCCTCCTGATTGTAGGTGTCGTACATTGCCCAGGCACGTTTCAGCGATACGCCATCTTCTTTTTTGAAGATGTAGTAGGAGTCCAGCATGAAGTTGTAGAAGTCGTTGGATGCACCAAGCATTCGTGTCGGAACATAATCGTCGTAACGATGCTTGTTTTTCTCGTAAACGTCTTTGCAATACCATGCAATAGCACCCAATTCAAAGTCAACCTTGCCTACGAGGTCGCGGTATTTCTTTGCCGGTATTTTTTCGCCGCTCGGCTCCACATCGATCAGTCGCCGGATCAGACCCGATTTTGCATCCGTGATCTTTACGGGCTTGTTTGTACCGAGAAACATGAAGCACTTGAACTGGCTTGCGTAGGCACTGCGGAACTTCTCGTTCACCATCATGGTCTCGTGGGAAACCAGCGAGTTTAATCGGGTATTGTCTTCGATACGCGATAAATCGCCGTCATGCTGAATTGCGATCAGTGGGTTCGATTTGAACGCTTCCAGTGCAAACGCATTGGATGATGAACCAAGCGCCTTCGAGTCAAACACTGCCCAGTATCCATCAAACATTTTCTGGATGATGTTCAGAATGGTCGATTTGCCGCTTCCGGGCGGACCATACAGAACAAGGAACTTCTGGATCTTTTTGGAATCCCCGTTTACAATGGAACCAATGGCCCATTCGATCTTTTCACGTTCCTCCGGCGTATACAGCGTGGTCATCAGCTCGTCGTAGGCGGCAATGCTCCCCTGTTCCAGCGGGTACGGCAGTCGTTTGGATGCATAACTGTCTTTTTTGACAGAGGTGTTTGCAAATATCAATGTCTCATCGAGGGTATGATAGTTGTCCCGCATCTGGCGCTGACAATATTTGTGCCAAATATCAATCATGCCAGACTGTGCATCCCACATATGTAAGACTCGAACATTATCGCCCAGAAACTGCTTATGCTCGTTTGCATAAATATCAAGTTCACAGTCAATGAGCTGCAACGCATCCTGCTCTTCGGTACTCCACAAGCCGCGTTCTTCCAGCCAGATCGCATAGAAATCAGAACCCCGGATCATCAGGTCTTTCGACTTGGTGATGATAAAGTTCGGGTACACTTCGATCACCCCGTGTTTTCCGGTTCGCGTGGCGATCCTCAGGAAATCAATCATCGGCAACTGACTTCCTCCTTTCCATGCATTTTATTCCGGCTTTTTGTTAATGGTTGCCTTCCCATCGCAGCAGATATCTTTTTCGGGCTCCGTCGCACTTGTTCTGCTCTCCGTCCAGAACCGTTCGGCGTTCTTGCGGTTCACATCGTCCAACACCTGCTGCGTATGAGCCAGTGCCGCATGGAGCTGCCGGGCGTCTTCCTCAGCCTCTTTGCGCTTCTTATCGCTCTCGCTCAGCATCCTGCAGGCCGTAACGGTGAGCCATGTCAGCCCTGCGATCATCAGACTCTGGCGCAGGCACCGACGGTTCAGACGCCGGTTCTGCTTCTGCAAAGTTTCGATGGTACGGTCGGCAATGGTCAGCGAAGTTTTGGTGTTGACCAATTCATACATAATATTCGTCATATCCATGTTGATTTTCCTTTCAAAATTCGTTTTCCTGCAGGTAGTGCATCAGCTGATACCAAATGTCAAGCCGACGCATATCTTCGGTCGGATGGTTCACTGTAAAGAGACCGCCGGCACCATTGTATTCATAGTCTCTGCGCTCAAACCTGTCCAGAATATAATCTGCCCGGTCTTCGTGAAACCGGCCGTCGTCCATGGCAGCAAGCCCGAGACTGACAATCATGTTCCAGAACCACTGCCCGACACGGTTTCCCGCACTGGAATCCTCCATAATATGTTCTTCGATGCGCACCGCAAGGGCCACCATCATTTCCAGCATACTGCACGGAACACCGTGGAACTCCGCATCGATCTTGCCATACGGAATATCGCATTCGCTGGCAAAACGGTAACGCAGATTCACACCATCTTCTGCTCTGCACTGGTCCATTTCGCAGGCCGGAATATAAGTGCGATTATGTAAGTACATGAGCAGCCGATGGAACGAGAGATTTCTCGGCTCCCATTCGCCGCACACGATTTTGTGGAGCCAGTCATAATACTGTTCTCCAAGATCCGAAAATATCATTCTTCCTCCTCTTCCGGATAGAGGTCGCCCCAGTTCTGACGAACCTGAATGATCTCATAGTCCTTATGATAGTTGTTGTTTCGCACATGAATCGTGCTGGGCATGAACTCGCCAAAGTGGTTCAGCGCCTCTGTTCCGATGATGTTCGGAATATCATCGTCGTTCACAGGCATCGTCTCCTCGTCGAATACCAGCTTGCCATCGGCATAATAGGTCAGCCCGCGAGTCTCATAGTCGTCGATGTCACCGAACTCGTCCGGCTGAATGATCTCAATGGGGTCGTGGGTCACAATATCTTCCGGGTCGGACTCGGTGCGGTACTTTCCCGTAAGCTGCTCCATGCTCTTCTGCTGGGCCTTTTCTTCGATCATGGTATCCAGATCAGCTTCCTTCTTGCGGTAGTGGTCGCGCATATCATCAATTTGTGCATCGGCGTACTCCTGGTACTTCGTACGGAAGACCGTGTGCATAACGTATGCACCTGCGGCAAAACCTGCGCCAAACAGCAAAACATCACGAATTGTCCGATTCATTGTCTTCTCCTTTAATCGTCATCATGGTAAACGCCAGACCGCCAAAGAAAAGGGAGACACTCATCAGAATGCCTCCCACCATGTGGCGCTTGCGCTTGGTATCGGTCAGATAGTCCAGAAACAGGAATGCATTTTCCAAACTGTCCATCGTACACCTCACTCCGAAAGAACTGCCAGACCAGAGACGAAGCACACTCCGGCCATGGCAGCAAACAGATAAGAAAGTGTCTTAACGTATCTGGTCATAGCAAGTTCCTCCAAAATATCAGTCTCAGATTTTGTCGATGATCACGCCGTCACAGTTGAACCGCAGCAGGACAGAGCGCTCGAACCCGTCGATGAAATTGTTCAGCGCATCGTTGTTCTCAACATAGTTGGTTACACCAAAGTCCACACGATTTTCCTTCGTAGGATCGCCTTGGCTCAAGATCCAGCCGACGACCTGGCCTTCGGGGGTGTGGTGCATACCGTTGCCATAGGGGTCCAAAATATCAATGACATCGTTAAGGAACAGATGGCCTTGGCGGTGGAGTTTCCGGTTTGCAGCAGCCTGCGCCTGGATCAGATGGGACATGTTCAGCTGTGCATCCTTATCCCAGGAACTCACAGTCTCATCGTAGATCAGCGTATAGGGGCTGGTGTGTGCCATTGCCACATCCGTGTACTGTTTAACGGTTTCTTCCACGCCATCGGCATTCTTCCGGGTGGTCTCGACCTCAACTGCCTTGATGTTGTGCTCAAGCTCCTGCTGTACACGGTCGCCAAAGCGGTCGGTCACACGGCCTTTGTACTCGTTGAAGGCCTTATCCAGAGCGATGTAGGCGGCAGTCAGGCTGGCGTTACGCTTGGTCATGATGTGGTGCGAGCCGAACATACAGCCGAGTGCAACCGTGCCCATGGTTACTGCAGGTGCATAGATTTTCGCCAGTTTCAGGCCGGTCTGCACATAGGCCGTGGTCAGGTCCTTCTTGTAATCGTTCTCGGTGTAGGCAGCATCTTCCTTCAGGATCATTTCACCGCTATCGACCTTTTCCTTGGTCTCATGGATGGCCTTCACCATCTCGTTATGATCCTCCAGAATATCCTGAGCCTTCACAGTCGCCTTGCAGGCAGAGACGGTCGCTGCTACGCCCACAATAGCAGCACCAAAGATCATGATGGTAGGACTTGCTTTCTTCAGCTTATAGCCATACTTCGAGGCAGTCCGGGTCACAGTTGCCATGAACTCGTCGGTTTTCACGTTTTTCAGAAACTTCATAAAATATCAGTCCTTTCTTGAATTTTAGTCGTTAAAAGAAACCGGGTGCGGAAGCATCAAGCAATACGGATGCTCTTTGTCCTGCTCAATGAGGTTGATCGTTGTGTCATCGACATTTAGCCAGCCCAATCTATCGTCATCGGGATTCGGTGCTACGCCTACCAGGTCCATCAAGTCCTTGACAGTCACACGGCCATAGGCCTTGATAATATCTTTGAGATGAACCAGTGTATCGATTGCATCCGTTTCATATGCAAAAGCAATGCTTTCGACATTTCGCTCGAACTTCATAAAATATCAGTCCTTTCTATCAGCGCAGCGGTACAGTGTGCGGCAGAACCAGTCGGAATCCGCCGGGGATGCCCTTGATAAATGCATCATCGAGGTTGTACCAACCATAATTGTAGTCGGTCGAATCGTTGGTCACGCCCATCAGATCCCACAGGTCGCCCACCGAAACCTGCCGGTAGCGGTACAGTGCGTCCCTGAGACCCGCCAGAGTGTCCTCAGCGTCGCCCCGACTCTCGAAATCCAGATTTTGCAGACTTCTGCGTACAGGTGGCGGGTTCGGGCGATTGTTCTGGCTGCCCTGATAATAGCCATCGTAGCTGTTGCGCTGCCCACGGTTGTTTCCGTAGTAATTGTTCGAGCCGCCGCGGCTGCGGTCTTCACCCCAGAGTGCAATGCTGAACGCCGAGTTCAGAATGCTCCATGCGCCGTTCTTGAGCATCGGCAGCATATAATCAGTCAGAATACGGTCTTTCACCGTTTTCAGGTCTTCGGCCAGAAACTGTGATGCGATCTTCTGCATATCGCTCTGCTCTTTCACCGCCACCTTACCCTTGACGACCTTCTCAAGTTTCTTTTTCGGCTCAGTCGGCGTCTGGCCAATGCTGGACTTCGGCATGTCTACTTGTGCCATGTCTTTCCCCTTTCAAAAGCAAAAAAGTAAGAGCTGCAGATTTCTCCACAGCTCTCGCCTTACCAAACATTACTCTTCCTCGTCAGAAGGTTCCTCAACAACTTCCTTATCAGCGTCCTCCGTCTTTTCGGGAACGGCCTCCTCGGTGATCGTCCAAGGTGCACGCAGATGGATCTTCTTCTTGGTCTTCGGCTTATCATCCGCCGGCTTGTTCTTTTTGCTCTTCAGATGCTTGATACCGCCCACAATGGCAGCACCAGCAATCACAGCCGCACCAAGCACAAGCTTCGGATCGATGCCCGAAGTCTCTTCGTTTTCGATCATCTGAATGTTCTCCTCCGGAACAACCTCCACAGAATTCTCATTCTCCATGACAGTAGTCTCGTTCATGTTATTCATTTCGTCCATTTTTGTTACCTCTTTCTTTAATATAAAGTTTTGTAATGTTGGAGTTTTACCTCCATAAAGCAAGGTGAATTTTTCGCGTCTGTTCCGGGCATTGAAAAAAAATCAATAGCCCAGCCACTTGGGCGGTGTACGGTAGTCCAGTACAAGACACGGCATTCCGTCTTCATCAAGTTTGGAAGCATAGAACGTTTCCACTTCCATGGTCGTGTCGGTATCCCACCCAAGCAGATCGCCGTTTCGGTTATGTTCCATGCCCAGATAATCAAACAGGTCGTTTTCGGTCACACGGAAATCGCTGAGCAGCTGTTTGTTGACCCCGTTGATAGCCCGTTCAATGGCATTCCGTGTGGTCCAAAAGTAGTTCCCGCTCAGGCTTTCCCAGCATTTTACCCGCTGGTCATAGGAAATATCATCCATTTTGACCCCTTTTGCATTCGGGATCACTGCCGGCTCCGGACTCTTTGCCATCTTATCCAGAGCAACAGCCTCACAGATCTCCTGTTCCTTCTCTGCGCCAATGGTCTCAACAACTTTATTCTGGTAGGTGCGCAGAGCCGTTTCCGAGAGCGTGCACGCTGCAGCCAGCGCGGCGTTCTGCTGGCTCTTCACCTTCAGCGCACCGATCGTGCACGCGGTCGAAAGGCCCATGCTCACGACCGTCGGAATATATACCGGACCAGCCGTTTTGACAATGGTCTTCACATCCAGCTTTTCGACACCGAGTTCTGCCTTCTTCTCCTCCAGCAAGATCATCGCCTTCGGAGTTGCCTCGATGGCGAAACCTACAGCCATGACGCCTGCACCGATGGCAAAGCCCGCCAGAATCTTGGATGCATTGCGATTCAGCATCTGCCTGCTCGCCTTTGCAAGTGATTTCAGGTTCATTTTTTTCATACCTCCGTAAAATATAAAAAAGAAAGAGCCTACGATTTCTCGTAAGCCCTCGCTTTCGTCAGATGTGTCCAGTTCGTTTCAAATTCTCGAAGCGAATCGTTTCCTCACGGTCACATTCACGCTCGATCTGGATACAGTACCAGATGTATTCCACCAGTCTGATTGGCTGCATCAACACGTATCGTACTGTAGCATACAGCACACGTACCATGTTGATGGCCAGATCTACCAGCAGATTTACCATCAGGCTGTCCATTTGTTCGTAAAAATTGTAATCGTACATAAATATCATTCTCCTTTACTTTGTTCAAATTGGATTTCTCTTCCATAAAGGAGCCTGTATTTTTCGCGTTTACTGGTTCTTTTCTGCCAACTGCCGCCGAACTTCTTCCTGCACCATATCCTGCAGGTCTTCCTCGGTCTTTTTATCCTCGATCAGGTCATGTCCAAAGCTCAGCACTGCGCTTGCAGCCATCAGTGCCACAGATGCAACTTTCCACCAGTCGATCTTATGCATGATAAGTGTCCTCCTCATAATTCAGGTAATTTTTAACCGGATCAAGTGCAGGCGCCAGGTAATAGCACTCCAGTCCATCATCCGTGATTTGTTTATCATATTCAAAGTCCATCCAGTAGGCATCCCCGTCATATATGAGTTGGTCCAGACACCATCCCATTTCGTCGCCTTCTGGTGTAACAGTAAGTTCATCAGCGCAGAGATAGTTGCACCATTCGTTCACAGAAATGCAACCGTTCGTGGCCAGTTCCCGATTGAAATAGTACGATGCCTCAATGACACGGGACATGGTGGCATGAAAATATCTTTTCGACGCAGGCTCGTAGAACAGCCGGATGACATCACCATCTTTATCCCGCTGAATATCCTCACCTTTTGTCTTTTCAGCAACTTCCATGCGAAGCTTTTTTTCCTCTTCAGCACCGATGCGCTCCGCCACCTCCCTGCGGTACTCCTGATAGGTTTTTCCCAGTGCCATGTAGGCAGCGGTCATACTGGCCAGCTGTTTCTTGTTCAGCGCATTGGACCCCAGAATGCACGCCACAGTTCCAGCACCAACCACAGCCGCTGGAATATAAAACTTCCAGCAGTCTTTGACGATTTCTTTTTTCGTCATAGGCTCGTCCTTGTTCATAGTAACGAGCGTGGTAGCCTTCACAGTCGCCTTTCCCGTCTCCCACATGGTCAGACCCACACCAATTGAGGCTCCGATGGCAAGGATCGTTCCGCCATGTTTACGCAGAAACTTTGCGCATGTTTTCGTCAGTTTCATTGTCAAACCTCCATTTTGAAAAATAAAAGAGCCTACGATTTCTCGTAAGCTCCGTTTTCGATTAGTGCTTCAGATACCTTTCGGCCTGATCTGTTTTCAGGAATTCATACAGCTTCAGTTCCCAGTTCGCTCGGCCTGCTTTCATCGCATTGTCGAGTGCGTCTGCCGCTGAATCATCATTGCGCATCATAAGTTTTCTCCACATGATGGCAACGGTTTCAACGCAGTACAACTCGGTAATGCCAAGAAACGCCACTGCGCCCAAAGCAACCTTCACCAGCTTCTTCATAATTCATACCTCCACAAATATAAATCTGAGACTAATCATCTCATAAAACACACTGAAAATTTCGCGTCACAGCACTCCAGCTTTTTTCAGAATATCATTCAGCTGAGCCTTCGTTACCTCCGCATCCAGCTCCAGATGTACCCGCAGCTTCTGCTCCTTGTCCACCCAGTTTACCTGAGCTTCTTTCAGCTCCACTTCTACACCGGGTGTCTGCTTCTTCAAAGCCTTGTTGATGATCTGTGAAATGATACGGCGCATAAAACTTGACCGGATCAGCATAATGTCCTCCATAGCGTTCGACCTCCGAAATATCATTTTCAAAAAGATAAGAGGGCGTGATCTTTCAGATTTGATTATTCATATCTCTGAATGAATTGTATTTATCAAGCCTCTCTGCCTTGTCCTTATAAGCGATCCACTTCTCGTAAGCAGCGATTGCCCCGATGACTGCTGCATACAGTCCCAGAGCAATACCGCTCCACTTAAAGCTGTCGCCCCAAGTAATAGGTTTTTTCATAAAGTTTTTGATAGCTTTCATCATAGTAATTTCTCCTTTCGATAAAGCCCTCTTACCTCCATAAAGCAAGGTGAATTTTTCGCGTCCTAGCAAAAAGAAAGAGCCGCAGATCTCTCCACAGCTCAATTCCGGAACAAAGACAAGTTCAGTTCGTACCTTGTTTTGTCATTTCTTGCTAAGAATCGATCGCACAATCAATGTAAACAACAGCACTACCAGACCCACTCCAAGTCCGAATGCCAATGTCACAATCATGTTGCCAATCGTAATTGAATAGTTCCAAAATTTGTTTTCTCGCATAGTATTCTCCTTTGTTCATGGTCTTTGCTCCATAAAGCAAGGAGATTTTTTCGCGTTAAGGCGAAATAAAAAGAGCCGCAGATTTCTCCACGGCTCCTGCCTTCGAGTTACTTTTCGTTTACATATTCATGAAATTTGGCATTGACTCGATTGATAATATCATCCGCCTTTTCCTTTTCGTACACGTCTTCGATTGCTCGTACTGTCCATCCTGCCTGAAGCCTCTTTCCTTCCTTAATGCCGTCAATCCGGCCCTTGTCCATCGCACTCCATGCAAAAATGACACCACCAACGATCATGCCTACGCTCTGCTTAACTAATCTTGCGTCAATTTTCATCTTTCATACCTCCAAAATATATAAATGTTAAGACGTAACTCGTCTCATAAAGCACTCTGTAAAATCCGCGTCCTAAATCGTGCTTCTGTCAAACACAGTCTCCCAGCGTTCCTTTTTCAATGGCTTCATCCGCAGCGCCCACATGATCTGTCGCACGGTCACGGTAGGATATTCTCCGTTTTGATTTTTTCGTTTGGCGTGGCTGTCAAAGTATTCCTTGAACCCGTCATGCAGATAAATTTTATCGGTCAGCCATGGGTCTATGGCGCTCCAGTAGGTCGCTTTGCTTTTCTCGTTGTAGCGCTGCTGGATCACACACAGGCCTTTGCTGCGCTCTTTATACAAGGTGCATACCCGGTACACAGGATGGTTGCAGCTGTAGACGCTCCCATAGTAGTTCGTCCACTCCTGCGGTTGAACGTTATCGTGGTATCGCATAAAAATAAAGAGAGCCCGCAGCTTTCGCCACGAACCCTCCTCGGTTCCTCCTTTTAATCTTTTTCCGTAAAGCCTCTCTTCAGCTCATGTACTCCCTCGCCGATTGCTCTCGACAGCTGGGTCACGCCGCCCGCCTCGCAGATCGACCAGTACACAGTCATGCCAATCGTGCCTGCAAACGTCAGCGCCTTCATGCCGATTTTTGCCCAGTCAAGTTTGCGCGCCTTTTCCGCTTTCTCCTGATCGAGTTCCAGTTCGTGCACTTTTCGCACGGCCTCGTCCTCTTTCAGCTGTTTTTCGTTTTCCTGCGCTTCATCCTTGAGCTGCATATCGTACAGCTTCAACGCCATGTTTGCAGCCGTATTGTACTCTTCCGTACCCGGCTTCAGATCCTTAAGACTTTCCAGCGATTTCTTCGCCGCGTCTTTCAGCAATTCTTTGTTTTCGTAGTTTTCCATTTTGAAAAATCTCCTTTACAAAATATCATTCTGGAGTCTCCTCCATAGAACACCACGTTATTTTCGCGTCCGGATCATTTTGATGTTCAGCATCACACGCTCTTTCCCTGACAGAGTTTCCGGACTTTTCGCAAGGTCCAGGAACATGTAATGGTCTGCATCCTCGTCACCGGGTGCGATCACAAGGTCGCCGACACACCTCTGGCCTTCGCTCAGGTTGAAACCGATGGCGATACCCAGCACCAGCCCCAGTGCAGCAATGCAGATGAAAACGATCAGAAACAGTCTTGCATCCATTTTGAAATTCTCCTTTTTAATAATATAGTAGAGGAACCTGTCCCCTGCGTGCGGAAAAAAAGAAAAAGAGCCTACGATTTCTTGTAAGCTCCATTTCGCCTCAGATGTCATTGCGAATCAGGAAAAGCTCATTGCGGTTGCAAGTAACACGCACGATTCCTCCTGCCCGCACCAGTGCGATCGCGTTCCGGTAAGCACAGCGTGCCGTCTCAGCATTCTTATACTCGCGTGTATCGACATACATCACTTTCGAGCTGCTTTCGATGAACACGCGGATCTTATCCATAGCGTTCACGTACCCGCGGTCATAATTCGTCTTTACTCGTTTTGCCATAATAGCATTTCTCCTTTCGTTCTTCGGAAGACATCCTTCCATAAAGGACAATGTGTTTTTCGCGCCAACATTCTATTCTAGAATAGAAAAAAGAAAGAGAATGGGATTCGGACCCACGACCTCTGCAATCAAGCAGCGCTCTGCCAACTGAGCTATCTCCTTCCATAAGGGAGGCTGCATTTTTCGCGCCTGAACCGAAACATCAAAGAAAAGAGCGCATGTTTCCATACGCCCGTTTTCCGGTCAGAATATCCATTAGCGGATACCACACCGAACCTCGTTCAGCATGAGGAGTTCTTCTCCTTCGTTCCAGCCCGCATACGGATCGCTCAGCGACTCGTTCATAGCGGTCAGAACACAGTTCATCATTTCCTCAAAACCTTTAATAACATTCTTCAGCATAGTAAAATACCTCCTAAATTTGTTCATTTCTTTCCATAAAGGAGGCTGTATTTTTCGCGTCAGAAAAAGGAAACGCCATGATTTCTCATAGCTTCATGCTGGTTACATCCTCCGTCAGCATTAACGGCGGGAATTTTTAAACTTCCGCATCCACCCGTAGGCTTCCCATTTATTTTCCTTCCATAAAGCACCATGCATTTTTCGCGTCTGCGTAAAAAAAATTAAGAGCCTACGGTTTCCCATAAGCTCCATTTTGATTTTCAGTGTTTCTTCTTTGTTCTCTGTTTCACCTCTTCCGTCTTTGCCCCTACCAAGCCAATACACTTGACCAGCAGCACAACGATCAAAATTGCAACGATCAGACTAAACATTGTTCATACCACCTTTCATAAAGGCGGCTGATTTTTTCGCGTCACTGCCGTTTCTTGCTCAGGAGCCAGAAGAAGTACCGGTAATGCTCGTAGTAGGTCTCGCGGCAGCAGGGGCAGCCATTCGCTTGAAGCTTGTTGTAGCCGTCTCCCTCTGTCACGCCCTTTTTAATGTACGGTGCCAATGCCGTATCAAGTTCCGCAATGCACCTGTCAACGATGTCGATGCAGCTGGAGTAGAACACTCGGGATAGTGCGATCCTCTCGGTCGGGCTTTCGGGTGGGCACCCCTTGATGATGCCGGAAATATCATTGGGTGATGTCTGCCAGCCATCGATCAGAGTCAGGGCCTTCTTCCAGTCATCGTACTGCCTGCAAAAATACTTCAGTTCGTAGTACCGGTATCTCGGAATGTGGTATGGGTTCTTTTTTGACAGCTCCGCACGTTCTCTGCTCATTTTTCGCCCCTCCATTCATAACCGGTCTGCTCATAGAGGAGCTTGGGAGAGATGTAATAGCTGATTCTGCCCAGCTTTGAGTTCATCTGCTGAATATCCGTAACGCGCTTTCCGTTCCTCGTTGCCTCGCCAATCGGAAGCCACCCTGCAATGATGCCTGCACGCACCCATGCCGGGTCCCGGCCGTATACTCGTGCTGCAATCCGTACAGGAACCGAACCCATTTCTAATCTAGCTTTATCCATTCTATCGTACTCCTTTTGTGTTACTCTAGGAGCGTCCAAATACGTTCCCAGGCTCAAAAGGATGATACTTGTAAAAATGGTCCCCCACGTGCTGTTTTTTATCTTTTTCGCCATGAAGGATTGACAAGCAAAAATCTATCGTTTAACCTAGAATAGCTTTTCAAACAGAAAAAGCCCGGGTTGACCGAGCTTTTGAGTGAAAATGGCAAATTTATACAATGATTGAAGGAGGTTTCCATGTTAAAACTCTGTCCAGAGTGTTGTCTACAAGTGAGCGATAAGGCAACAGCTTGTCCTCATTGCGGTTACCCGCTCAAATCCAAGTCATCGCTGCCACCAAAAAAGAAAAAACATATGCGTCTTCCCAATGGATTCGGCCAGATTTCCGAAGTCCGAGGGCGTAATCTTCGCAAGCCCTTTCGGGCAATGGTCACAGCCGGAAGAACTGATGAAGGCAAACCGATCGTATGCCCGCTCCGTCCGGTCGCTTATTTTGAAACGTATAATGAAGCATATGAAGCGCTTATGAAATACAACGCGCATCCATTTGACCTTAGCAATAAAACAACCATGCAGGACCTTTTTGATATGTGGCTGACCACGAAAGAGAAAAAAGTGGATTCTTCTACGATTTCCCGTTATAAAAGAGCATGGGCCTACTCCTCCTCGATTCATAACATGCTTGTCCGCGACGTTCATATCTCGCACCTGCAGAATTGTATTGAAAACGGAACCATCGTTTACGCCGGAGAAACTCGCCATGCACAAAACAATAATAAAGACTCAATGAAAAATCTTTATAATCTGCTCTTTGATTATGCAGTCTCCCGCGAACTCGTCGATAAAAATTATGCTCGTATGTTCACGATCGATTCGGGGTATGTCCGCAAACCGAATAGTCATATTCCCTATACCGAAGCAGAACTCGATCTTCTATGGGCAAATATAGACAAGCATCCTATCATTGACATGATTCTAATTCAGTGCTACTCTGGCTGGCGTCCCGGAGAACTATGCGACCTGAAAATGAAGGATGTTGATATGGATGTGGGCACATTTACAGGCGGCTTAAAAACAAAAGCGGGGATAAACCGAACAGTGCCGATTCATCCCCGAATTTACAATCTGGTAAAAGCCCGCTACGAAAAAGCGCTCGAAGCAGGTTCGCCTTATTTATTTTTCACGATCCGCCAGCGTGGTTTCCATCATCAGAACACCGTAAAAGGTGAAGTCACGCAAATGCGCTATGCCTCTTTTTCCGTGCAGCTTGTCAACGAAGTCGTTCCTCTGCTGTCACTGAACTCTGAGCATAAAGGCCATGATGGACGTATTACTTTTGTTACAATGGCCAAAAAGTATAACATGGACGAATATGCCATCAAACGACTTGTTGGGCACCATATTAAAGACCTTACTGAACGTGTTTATACCCAAAGAAGCATCGACTGGCTTAAAAATGAGATTGAAAAGATTCCATAATTCCTTATACCACTTTTGCATTTGAATACAGGGAATGTGTAGGAGTGACCCGATTTTGTCTACATTTTATCCAATCTGTAGATGCCGTATTTCACGTATTTACGTTCAATTCAGTCCAAATATCAGATAGAAAT